ACCCGCAAATCAAATTTTCCAAAAACAGGATCAAAATTCCTGACCCCAAACACTCCACCCCCTAAAAATTATAAAAAATTTCCAAGGTACCATGTCAAACGTTGGACAATACTATATAAAAAAATGCCCCGACCTTGTGAGCCGGGGCAAAAGATGGCAACTGAAACCATCAAGGAGAAGCAATGACTTGCGCCATCACCGAAAAGAAGTGTACACTAACACCAACGAGGCAACAAGTGCGACGCCAGCACTAACCCTACGCAATGCTAGAACATTTGATTTACGGCGAGTTTCATCCAGAGGTGGTCGACGCCACCGCGGAAGTCCTGTCTTTTGAAAAGGCGGATACGGCCACGACCATCGATGCCAAAGTCAAAACGGCGCAGTGGCTCAAAGACTTGGAACTTGATGACGAGGAAGTCGAGACCAAGGCGGACGCAGAAGCAGCGCGTAAATCGTTTGCCAGTATCGTGACAGGCCAATCTGTTGCAACAACGCAACAAGCTTTGGCAAATGTAAAAGCGCCAGCAGCCGTACAACATCTAGTCGGGATGCTCACTGCCTACGATTGGGCGTTTGTCGAGCAGGCCAAAGAACTCAGGGGCTACGCAGTGGCTCAGATCCTAGAAGAAGTTAAACACCCAGACGCACGGATTCGCCTCAAGGCATTAGACATGCTGGGTAAGGTCACGGAAGTCGCGCTATTTACTGAACGGGTGGAAGTTAAGAAAGCTCAGATGTCAGACGTTGAGCTTGAGATGCGCATTAAAGAAAAGCTCAACAGGTTCATGGGTGTGATCGACGTTGTCGATGTGACAGAAGACAAAGATGAAGCCTGAGAACTTCACAACCCTGAGTAAGTTGGAACTTGAGGCCATGGCCAAAGCTTTGCCGCACATGAGCGTCAAAGAAAAGATGGAGTTGTTTGACGACTTGGAGCTTCGTGAGTCCCGCGCCAAACTACAGGCGGCTAAAACAAACATGTTGGGCTTTGCCCAAGCGGTATATCCGGGCTTTAAGATCGGCCCACACCACAAGAAGCTAGCCAAGATCTTTACAGATGTGGTCGAAGGACGTAAAAAGCGTGTGATTATCAACATCGCGCCTCGTATGGGTAAGTCTGAGTTCTCGTCTTACCTGTTCCCCGCGTACTTCCTTGGCAAGTATCCCAACAAGAAGATCATCATGGGCACGCACACTGCGGGTCTGTCGGAGGACTTCGGTCGGCGCGTACGTAACTTGATTGACTCTGAGGAGTACCGTGATGTTTTCCCACAAACATTGGTGGCAGACGATCAGAAAGCTGCCGGTAAGTGGTCTACAAGCGCTGGCGGTCAGTATTATGCTGCTGGTGTCGGGGGCGCTCTTGCTGGTCGTGGTGCTGATCTGTTCGTTATTGATGATCCTCACTCGGAGCAGGACGTTAAAGTCAATAGTCGACTGGCTTTTGATACCGCATGGTCGTGGTTCCAGACGGGCCCGCTCCAACGTCTGATGCCGGGTGGTGCGATCATCATTGTGATGACGCGTTGGTCGCTGCTAGACCTGACTGGGCGCTTAATTGACTACCAAGCAAAGAATCCTGACTCGATTCCGTGGGAGATTGTGGAGCTTCCGGCCATTTTGAACGAAGACGAGGACAACGAGAAGTCGCTTTGGCCCGAGCAGTGGCCACTTGATAGCTTAAAAGCTACAAAAGCGTCGATTGATCCGCGTTATTGGAACGCGCAGTACATGCAGCAGCCCACATCGGAGAACTCTGCCATCGTTTCGCGCAAAATGTGGCGTATTTGGGAGCCTGATGACCCGCCAAAGTGCGAATACATCATCCAGTCATGGGATACGGCGTTTGAAACCAAGAATACATCCGACTATTCCGCGTGTACAACGTGGGGTATCTTCTACAACGAGGAAGAAAATGACTCCCCCCAGCTTATCCTTCTGGATGCATTTAAAGATCGCATGGCTTTCCCTGAACTTAAGGTGGTGGCGCTTAAGCAATACAAGGAGTGGGAACCTGATGCGTTCATTGTTGAGAAGAAAGCATCCGGAGGGCCGTTGATTCAGGAACTCAGGGCGTTGGGAATCCCAGTCCAAGAGTTCAGCCCATCATGGGTCAAAGACAAGATGGTGCGCGTGAACGCGGTTGCAGATTTGTTCAGCAGTGGTAAAGTCTGGGCACCTGACACACGCTGGGCACGGGAAGTAATTGAAGAGTTGGCCGCGTTCCCAGTTGGGGAGCACGACGACTACGTGGATACAACAACACAGGCGCTGCTACGCTTCAGGCAAGGTGGCTTTATTGCTTTAGACACGGATGAGAAAGACGACCTTGAGATCTTTCGCCGTAGGAAACACGAATACTACTAGGACTACACATGGCAACGAACATTGACAAAGCGCTGTACCAACAACCAATGGGCATTGACGCGCTGGGCGAGCAGGAATCTCCACTTGAGATTGAGATTGTTGATCCCGAAGAAGTCACCATTGGCATGGACGGGGTAGAGATCACCATCACGCCCGGAGAAGACGACGGCGAAGAAGGTTTCAGTGATAACTTGGCCGAGTACATAAAAGACGGCACCTTGCAATCCTTGGCAGGGGACTTGGTGTCTGACATTGACAACGACAAGACTGGCCGCAAGGATTGGGAGAAGACCTACGTTGATGGTCTGAAGCTGCTTGGGCTTCAGATAGAAGAACGCACTGAACCATGGAACGGCGCGTGCGGCGTGTTCCACCCCATGATTACAGAAGCCGTTGTGCGCTTCCAAGCTGAGACAATCACTGAGACGTTCCCAGCCCAAGGGCCTGTGCGTAGCAAACTCATTGGCAAAGAAACGCCAGAGATGAAAGAGATTGCAATCAATGTCGAAGACGACATGAACTACGAGTTGACGGAGGTCATGACGGAGTACCGCGCTGAACACGAGCGCATGCTCTGGTCATTGCCAGCCACTGGCTCAGCGTTTAAGAAGGTGTACTACGATCCCAATTTGGGACGTCAGGTGTCGATGTTTATTCCTGCGGAAGATATGTATTTGCCGTACGGCACAACGGACTTGGATACGTGCTACCGCATCACGCACGTCATGCGCAAGACCAAGAACGAGATCATCAAGCTTCAGCAAGCAGGTTTTTACCTTGACATTGATTTGCCTGACGCACCAAGAGAGCTGACAGACATTCAGAAAGCCAAGGACAAAGAGACAGGCTTTAGTGACTTGAACGACGACCGCTACACACTGTATGAGTGCCATGTGGATTTGAACCTTGAAGGTTACGAAGACAAGGACGACTCTGGTGAAGAGACCGGCATCATGTTGCCATACGTTGTCACGTTGATTAAGGGTTCTAACGACATCCTGTCAATCCGCCGCAACTGGAAGGAAGAAGATGACCTCAGACTCAAGCGCCAGCATTTCGTTCACTACCAGTATATTCCGGGTTTTGGAGCTTACGGCTTCGGGCTTTTCCACCTTATCGGAGGCTTTGCTAAATCCGCTACGTCCCTCATGCGACAACTCGTCGATGCAGGAACACTTAGCAACTTGCCCGGCGGACTCAAGACACGGGGCCTGCGAATCAAAGGTGATGACACACCGATCGCACCCGGAGAGTTCCGTGACGTAGACGTTGGCTCGGGCACGATTCGCGACAACATCTTGCCGCTACCGTACAAGGAGCCAAGCCAGACGTTGTTTAACTTGATGCAGACCATCGTTGATGAAGGTCGTCGCTTTGCTGCAACTGCTGACATGAAGGTATCTGACATGAGCGCTAACGCGCCTGTCGGTACAACACTTGCGTTGTTGGAGCGGCAGTTAAAGGTGATGACAGCGGTGCAGGCTCGTGTGCACTTTGCCCTGAAGCAAGAGTTCAAGCTTTTGAAGAACATCATCCGCGACTACACTGACGCGGACTACACATACACACCCGAGTACGGCACTCGCAAAGCTAAGAAAGCCGACTATGACTTGGTGGACGTTATCCCCGTGTCAGACCCCAACGCTGCGACCATGTCTCAGCGCGTTATCCAGTATCAAGCCGTCATTCAGATGGCGCAGATGGCTCCGGACATTTACAACTTGCCAGAACTTCATCGCGGTATGTTGGGCGTCTTGGGCATCAAGAACGCTGAGAAGCTTGTGCCAATTGAGGACGATCAGAAACCAATTGATCCAGTGCAGGAGAATCAGAATGCACTCAAGGGCAAACCGCTTAAGGCGTTCTTACATCAAGATCACGCTTCGCACATTCAAGTGCACATGATGTTGATGCAAGACCCGATGATGCAGCAGTTCATTGGCCAGAACCCACAGGCCCCCAAAATCATGGGTGCAATCACTGCGCACATTGCAGAGCACGTTGGTTATCAGATGCGCCAGCAGATTGAACAGCAGTTGGGCATGCCACTGCCTCCCGAAGACGAGAAGTTGCCACCACAGATTGAGATTGCTTTGTCCGGCATGATGGCTCAAGCGGCTCAACAAGTATTGATGCAGAACCAAGCCAAGGCTGCACAAGCGCAGGCACAGCAACAGATGAAAGACCCAGTCTTGCAGTTGCAGATGCAGGAACTCCAACTCAAAGGCCAAGAGCTAGAGTTGAAGAAACAAAAGATCATGATGGACGCTGCTGCCAAGGCCGACGCACAGGC